AAACATCCAGCGGCGTTCCGTTATAGAGAATCGTCATCGGTCCTCGCTTCGATCTGTGACGGCGCGCCGTTCGGCTTATCCAGCGCCGCGTTCAAGCCTTCGAAAATCGGAGAGGCGCGCGCAAGCCGCTGACCGATCTCATACCGGACTTTCTCGAACGCCGCGGCTGGGCGGTTGCTCGCCTTGATGACTTCGATCATGCCCTTGATCATCACGCGCGCGCCGCAGCGCTCAACCTTGGTCTCGCCGGTCGCGATGTTCTCCATAAGGAAGGCTTCCTGCCCGTCTTCCGCCCAGAGCGGGCAATAGACGGCGTTCGCCGCGTTGGACGTCTTCGGGCACGGGATGCCGGCGATCGCGCATTTGCCTTCCTTGGACATCAGATCTTCCTCACGCTGATCACATTCCGATACGCGGGACGCCAGTTGCCATCTTGCGACGCAACCGATTGGGCAGCGGACGCAGCCGTTGATCCCGCGTGGCCGTGAGCCGCGCCGCCGCCGACTCTGCTCGGTATGTTGTTGGAAACCTGGGTCCCACCACCGCCTGACGCAGCCTGGACGCCGACATTTTGAAAGCTCCAAGTGAGATCGGGCGGGAGTTCGTCAGAGGTTAGCGCATGTACGACGATCGAGACCGAGGTCTGGACGGCGGTCGAGACCGAGATGCCGCTGATCCCCCATTGGCCGCCGACCTGGCCGCCCGTGCCATCGCTGACGACCCGCAGGACCCGATCATTGACGTCGACATTCTGGACGAAGCCATAAGGGGCGGTGGCCTGATCGGCCAACATCCGGGCGTTAACCTCAATGCCATCCGTGAACCACGCGCCGCCGACCTTGCCCTCGAAGAGCTTCTTGTCCGAACGGATCGTCACCATGCCGTTGACCTGGTTGAGCAGCGCATCCCGCGCCCCCTGGCCGGCCGTGATCGGGAAGGTATGGCGACCCGTAACCGCATCGTGTTCGACGTCCGCGATGGCGATCGCCCAGAAGGTCAAGGTCGAGAGATCGACGCCCGCCAGGACCGGCACCCACGCGGCACTCGGCGGCTGCGATCCCACGTTCTGGATGAGGGCCCGATAGACGGACCCGCCGATCTTGGCAAAATCATTCGCTTCGTAAATGGTGCCGACGTCCCAATCGGGAATCCCGTTCCGCAGAATTCGATTGACCGTCTGCATGATCGTGTTCTGCAGCCAGTTCTGATGCTCCGCGGGCGGGCGCTCACCGATCTGCCAGCCGAGATCGATCTTCGCGTCAGTTGGCGTGACGCGATTTCCCGTCGCCGCCCAGGTGGGGAGCTGCTTGGTCGTGCCGATTTGAACCGTCATGTCATGTTCCTCAAATCAGCACGGAGACGAAACCCGAGCCCACTTGGGGCTGGTTGGCATCGCCATAACCGCTGTTGTTTGGGTTCCCGGCAAACCCGAAGGGCTTGGGGCCGACCGCATAATAGATGTCGCCGATCTGCACGCCACCCGCCAGCGGCAGCCCTTCCGTGATCAGCGCGCGCTCGCGGACCGAGATCGCCCGATCGATCGCAATGTGGACGATGGTTGGCCCCGGGATGACCGTCGGGATCGCGTCGAAGACGAACGACAGATAATTAATGAGAGAGGGGATGCTGCCGTCAGCGGTGTTGCGGGCGACTTTCGCTTTCAGGAATCGCTTGTACAGGATGTCGTCGGCGATCACGGCGAATTGCGGGTTGACCGACAACAACCGGCCGCCGATGTCGGCCCGATCGACACCTGACCAGCCATGCTTGGCGTCATAGGCCCGCTGGGCATCCCCCGAAGGGCCATCCACCGGGATCTCATTCACCGATCCGAACTCAAAAGCATCGTCAATGCCTTGATCGAGATAGGGCCGATCCAACACCACGATCTTTCCGATGATGTCGAGCTGCACCCCTTCGGCGGTATCGAAGCTCCGCTTCGTCAAGAGATCGCCGAAGACCAGCCGGATTTCGGGGAACTCCGCCGTCAAAGCCGCAATGAAGGCCTGAAACTTTGGCCTGCTGGCATACTGATACATGCCGAGATCAACCGGATCCGTGAGCGGCGCGATACGGCTGAGCAAAATTTCCGGGATGACGGGCGGCTTGATCACCGGCGGGGTCGGGACAAAATCGAACGACGCCAGGCCGAGCAGGTCGAAGACATCGACCATGATGAAGTCGCCCGCATGGACAGGAAGTTCGGCCTGGAAGCCCTGACCGAAATCCAAAAACCATCCGAGTTCCTCGGCGAAAAGGCTCATGTTAGAGTCCCCGAATGAACCACACCTTGCGCTGTTCCTGTTGCAAACTGGACCTCCCCGTTCCTGAATTCGGTCCTAGAGAAATAACACGAAGGGCGAAAATATGCCGCCAGTGTGGGTATGGCGCGAAGCGGGCATCGCATATTAAAAATCCAGGCCGGAAACGTGGCTATTACGAACGATCCAGGGTCAAAAACGCTGCGAAAATCATCTGGCTTAGTGCTCGATACCGGGCGCGGCGGCGCGGGATTCCGTTTTCTATTTCTCTTTCTGACGTCATCGTCCCAGAACGCTGTCCGGTTCTTGGTATCACCTTGGCCTTCAGCAAGGATCATCGCGAGGATTGCTCGCCGACGCTTGATCGTATCGATAACGCCAAAGGCTATGCCCCGAGCAATATCGCCGTGATTAGTTGGCGGGCGAATAGGATCAAGAACGATGCCACGCTGGAAGAGTTGCTCGCCATCACCAGTTTCGTGCTTAGCCATCAGGGTTAATCCCATCATACGTCGCTCGAAACCATCGTTTGCGTGTCGGTCTTCGTAACCAGGCTAGACGAGAGAACCGTGTCGCCGGCGCGATTGAACAGTTCAAAGAGACCGGAGAGATTCTGCACTTTCTGGTTGGCCGTCTTGGCGAGTTGATACGCGACCGCTTGCTCGAACGTCGCCTGGTCCTCGGGCGGGACCGCACTCAGAACCGGGAGGATATGGGTGAAGATCGCGTTGACGAGCTCGGCCGCGCTCGGGATGTCCTGCACGGCCGCCGGCTGATACGGGAGCTGATCGGTTTTGCTGGCGATGATCGACAGGAGCGCCGCCATGTTGCCCGACAGATCGTTCCCGTCGACCTGCAGCTTGGATGCGCCGAAGAGCGAATCGTACACATTGGCAGGACAGATCATGAACTCGCGGTCGATAGGCCGCGTCGCCGCCACCACGGCCGCGATGCGAAAGCGCCCAAGCGTGTCGGTGTCGGTCGTGTCGAGACTGATCCGATAGATCCCATTGCCATCATGGGGCGCGCCCACGTCACTCGCACCTTGATCGGCGCTTGCAGACGATTGTGGGCTTCCGTTCTTCATGACCCTGAGATTGGCCTTCTGGATCGTGAGCGCGGTTTGAATCGTGAAGCCATCGGTCCCCACCATGGGGCCAAAGGTGATCGTCTGCGCCGTGCCCTGTTTGAGAAACTGCATTATGGCGTCTCCTGAATGTCGATCCGCTCAAGTGCGATGCGGAGTCGCTGGCTGACCGTGCAGGTGAGATCCGCTGTGCCGCTCGGCGAGGGCGCGAGCCCGATCTTCAAGCTGCCATCGGCGATCTTGTGCCCGGGTATGGAATTGATCGGGGTGTACAACCGGGACCAGTCCATTTCGGCCCCGATCCCGAGATTTGCATCCCCATAGGCCACCAGGGCTTTCTTGATCTGGTCATCCCCGTCACCGGGATAGCGGAGATCTTTCGTCAGCGTGACCTTGATGTACGCGGGGATTTCTACCGGACGGTCAAAGTGCTGGGCGAATTGTTGCCCGGTAATCGGGCTCGCAATGTTCACCGTCTGCGCGCCGACCGTCGGGATCCCGCCGCTCACCCGGTCATAGAGGATTTGCGCGATATCAGTGGGATCGCCCCCGAGCACGATCGCCCAAATGGAATTCGGCTCCTGGCCGTTGACGTCCACCACCTTGGTCTTGTTTTCCAGAACCTTAACCTGGATGACGCCCGTCAGATTCGCGATGCCGGCTTCGATCGCGTCCCGCTGATTTGTACCCGGGTTAGCGACCGCTTGCCGACGACGAATGCGAAACGGCGGGTCTTGCTCACGCAAAGTTCCGACGATCCCCTGGTTGGGATTTTCGACCGAGTCCCATCCGTCGAGCGGGGTCACAATCGCGTCTAGCGCGAGCGCCGGCAGGGACGTCGGCCCCACGATCTTGCATGTGAAGGGGGCGGTGCTCGCCACCTCATCGAATTGCAGATTGCTCGATATACCAGCACTAAAGGGGATGTTGAGATCATCCGCCCGCAGCACGAG